GGTTGCAGCCTTGTCGGCCCGATCTGCGTCCAGCCGTAGCCGTGCCAGTCCAGCGGGTAGTCTGGCCATGAGCTTAGCTTTTGCTTGCGGGTTGCCGGCGGCAGCCTTCTGTCAGTCTCTGCTGCCTGGAGAAACAGGTCGTGTAGCTGTTCTACGTTCATAGAAATACGTCTCCCAGTGATCGACAAACTTGCGCTGTTGGAACGGCCCCATATGCCAGTAGGCTTTGCGGATTTGCTTGTAGCGGTCGAGGCTGTGCATTTCCTGCAGTGAGGCGAAGACCTTTTGCTGCCTGACCAGGAACTCATTTTCCTTCCGTTTATCGACGGCAGTGCGATAAGGGTGTTTCGCTCTTTTCGCTACGCGGCCTATAAGTTGTTGAACTCGTTGCCTTTGCAATTTTTCACTTGACGGATTTTCGGGCCTCGATAAAATCATGGCTTAAGCAATCCTCTCGCTTACGCGCTCTCGATAGCGCTTTTTTTAATCAAGATTTTTGGTTCTTGGATGGCTTTTGAGATGGCCTTTGGTTAGGGTCATTAACAACGCCATATATAGCTGTGGCGCGGGCTTGCGTTCCGAATCGTGGCATCAAGCAGCCCTCACGATCTGCAGTCGCGGCACGAGCTGGTCAGCCAGTTCCTCTCTCAAATAATCAAGCGTCAGCGTCCCAGGCTGTCCCTGTAGGTACTCAGGCAACATGAGATGCTTGCTGTCGATGCTGGGGAAATGCTTGGACTGATGTCGGCGCACTGGCACGCCGTACAGCTCAGCAATGTAGAAGAGGCCGCGTCCTTCCACGATGAGCCGGCTGATCTCACGATCTGCATCTGCCAGTGCCTCATCCCTGGTCATAGCCACTTGACCACCGTGTCGCCACGATGCCCCCGCTCCCAGACAAACCAAGCCAGCGCCATCATGCCGCCTGGGCCGTCGCTGTAATCGTCACCGTTCTTCATTAGGCTTTGCCGGCTTGAAAAAACGTGAACTCTCGCCGGCGGCGTGTGAGCAAAAAAGGCTTTGCGTTCTACACCCTCAAGGAACTGCAACTTCAACAGCATGGCCACCTTGCGGCTGGCCAACTGCGTGGCTTGGGCCACCATTGGCAGCGCCAGCTTGCCATAAGGCGGGTTGGTCACGATGTTCTCGCAGCGCTGCGTTTCCATCAGGAAGTCAACGCGGGGCGTGCCATAGCCACGATCAACCAGATCGGTGCTTTGCACCTTATAGCCTGCAGCAGACAGCACTTCCGATATATGCCCCTGTCCACAGCACGGCTCCCAGATCCTGCCGTCGAACTTCTCGACTGACAGCAGGGCTTCTGTGCTTGCGGCAGGCGTGGCGTAGAAGTCATCTCTCTGCCGGTCGCCGCGATCATTGATGCCGATGAGCTTCATGCCGGCTTGCAGACTTGCGCTGGTCATCTTTGTCAGCTCCAACCAGTGCAGTCGCCGCCATCGGCCTGGCATAAATTGCCTTCATCGCTGAACAGCCAATCTTGTTGAGCATCCACAAAATCCCGTAATTCAGCGAAAGTGCCTTTGTGCCGAAACCTCTTTCCGAACCGACGCTCGATGTTGATCCACCAGTCTGCACGCTCAGGCATATCGCGCATGATAGCAGCCAGCGTGGCTTCTGATTTTAGGAAGCACATATCGCAGTTGCCGTGCGGTGTCTTACCGCCGACATTTAGTAACTGAAGGTCAAAGGGCTGGCTTTGCCAAAAATCGGAGACGTGCCTTTTGGTGACGTGGGCCTGCACCAGAGGGTACCAAAGTTCACCACACTCCTTGTTTTTGTAGTTTACGCGCTGGGTCTCGTCGCCTCGTATGCCGACAGCCGCGTGCCAGTCTTTCCAACCCTTGTCTTTGAGATAACGCTTCATCGTCCGAACCTTTAGCTCTGAACTACAAAAACGTGATCGCAGATTCGGTGGGAACTGCCGGTGTTCTAAAACACGCAAAAACGGCTCTCCGTCCCTACTGGCGCTATTATGGTTCACGACATTAAATGTGGGATACCCATCGCGTTTTTGCGCGTCACCGGCGTAGTCATATTCAAGCCAGGTAATCGGTACGCCCCATCTCACACTGCACTCATTCACAAAGGAAAGCGTTTCTTCCATCTCTTTTCCGGTATTGGAAAACAGCACTTGTACCCGGTCGGGAAGATCACCGTTTGCTTCAAGGATTTGATGCAGCATGAACGCACTCGTCCGACCGCCACTAAAGCTGATCTGAACATTTCCGTCTGGCAGCTTGTATGGCTCAACCATCGCTTGCCCCTTCATCAATCACCAAGTTTCCGTAGGCCATTTTGCCAGCCTGCTCATTTTGATCTTCATCTTCCGGCAGCTCTACATAGCCCCGGCCCTCACATACAGGACATTGGCCATAACCGGTGGTAAGGTCGCCGCCGCGCATATAATCAGGCACAGCTATCTCAACCTCGCACTCACCCTGGGCATCGCAGTGTTCGCACTCCAGCACCTCACGCCACTCCCCAGGCACGGTTGAGATGCGGATCTTCCGCGCCAGCATGGTGCTGAACCCTCTAGCCATCCTGGCCCCGCAGCAGAAGGCAGAAGTCATCTAGGTCAAGCACCACCAGCTCAGGCTTGCGGTCAGCCTTTAGCACCAGCGCATCAGCGCCTTCCATCCAGTCATAGATCTGCTTGAAGCCGTTGGCGCGGCACTTGACCTCTAGCTCCCACTGGTCAACTGGCAGCGGGTCACCTTTGCGGATCACCAGGTCGTTCTTGATGGCGGCACCGCCTGACAGCGGGACGCGGTAGCAGTCCAGGCCGTTGGCTTCCAGCTTCTTGCGGATGCTGTTCTCGGCCCGGTAGCCCTTATCGCGTGACGCCTTACCCATCTGCCGACATGGGAAAGAAGTCGTTTGGTGTGACCTTCCCGCCAGTCAGATTGATGATACGCTGCATATAATCTGGGTTTGGCACAGACCGCCTCGGATCATCGAGGGGGTGGCACCAGCGCGTGACAGTGATGGTCTGTGGCACACCAAGCTGACGCGCCAGCAGCGATTTCGACCAACCCTGTTCATTTCGCCAATCATCTAAAGTCATGCAGCAGACATTAACGTGCTTGACGTTCAGTGACAAGGTAGCTTATTGATGAATTAGCTTATCATTCAGCGACAGGGCGATTAATATGGTTTCCATGCCGAATAACCTAAATCAAATGATCCGTCAGGCGAACATGACAAAGCGAGAGGTTGCTGCCTTGAAGGGCATCACGCCTGAGAACCTGTCACGTCAGGTCAACGGCCACACCAACATTACACTGCAGGATGCAGAGCAATACGCCAGAATTTTGGGTTGCACAGCTCAAGACGTGCTGTTTGCGTTGCCCCCTGTCCCTATCATCGGTTACTGCAAAATCATACGCTGTGATCCAAAAGCTCATGATTGTCCACCAACAGGTGTCCGCATTGAGCGTGAGATCAGCGCTGGCAAAACCATGGGCAAGGTTTATCTGCAAACCTATATGCAAACAAACACAGCCGCCGTTCTTTGGTCTGCTGAAAGCGGCTATTCCGGCCTTTGGGAACAATGGAGTAGCGCCGTGCATTTCATTGAGCGCGAGCCAATTGAGAAAGGCTATGTGTCGGAGACCGCAATCCAACACGAAGCCTATGCCTATTTGGAAAATCCTGTTCAAGAGTTCGGCGTTGATCGCCGGCTGGTCTGCGGAATTGTCTACCCAGAACCAGGTGGGGTTTATACAGTCCACAACAACGACACTGGCCTCGCAGTGAAAGGCCAAAAATTATTATGGGCCGCTGCGTCTCTTTCAGTTTCTTTCAGGCCAAAATTACGCGGTATCGACATAATCCTTGATGACTAAAATAAAATAGCTTGTCGATTTGCGACAAGGCGTGATAAACCTCAAGACAAGGTGATTGTCTTGGGGTTTTTCTATGTCCTTCCCATTTGCGCCCACTTGGGCCACTGAAAAAAATTATTTTCATCATTCCAACCCAGAATCGCGCCCGATCTGTAAGGTTTTCTACGACAAGTGCGTTATTCGCCCACTTGTGAACAGATGCTGGCAGATCCTGAAAGATGAGATTGTTGGGGATAAGGACTACGCCAGGCAGCTAATCGAGATATACAAAGACGACAACGCCAACATGATGGCGGGCCGTGTCGTGCAAGACATTGCCAACAAGCACCTTGTCGATGACATGACCTTTGATGAGGCGCTGCGGCACGGCATGGCGGCTGTGGACGAGTATGAGCCGCGCAAATGGGATCATGGCAAAGATGCTGACAAGGCGGCAATCAACCGTGATGAGCTGGCTGATGTAGCACAGCACGCCGTTGAAGGCGTGATGGCGGCGCATCGTGAGCTGGGGCTGAACCGTATCACCGGCGAGAGCGAAGTGCTGACGCGCCTGCCAGGGCTTGAGCTGCCCTACAGCGGCTTCCCAGACTTCAGTGGCCAGGTCGAGCTGAAGACCAAGTGGTCACGCTTCAGTGCAAAAGCCAAGTCAGGCAAGTCTGCCGCCAGCCTGCCACAACAGCCAGACTGGTCGCACGTC